AAAATATATGTGGACATGGATGGAGTGCTTAGTGATTGGGAAGCTCAATTTAAGCGCTATAGTGGTGGAATACCTGTAGATACTTATGATAGTTTATATGGCAAGCAGAATCTATTTAAGTTGGTAAATAAAAATAGTCCTGAATATTATGCTAATATGCCATGGATGAAAGATGGTAAATTGCTTTATAATTTTGTAAATAGCTTTCCTAATGTACAAATACTAAGTCATGCAGCTGATGCTAAATCAAAGATTGGCAAACAACAATGGCTTAAAGATAAAGGCATAACATTTGAAGCGAACTTAGTGCCTAATAGAAAAGATAAATCTAAATTTGCAACTGCTGATAGTGTATTAATAGATGACCGTGAAGATGTTGTGAATGATTTTATAAATGCTGGTGGTAAAGCAATTCTTCATAAAGATTCAATTGATACTATAAATCAATTAAAAGAAATACTTGGAATCAAAGAAAAGCATAGAATTTATAATAGTATATTAAATCCAGCAATATGGGCAACTGAAGATGATATCAAACCGGATGTATTAAATACGCTTTTAAAAGTTGCTAATACATTTTATAAGGACACTGAATTGACCGTACCATTGGAAGACATATATTTTCTTGGTAGTACTGCCGGATATAATTGGACTCCAACCAGCGATATAGATTTGCACTTGGTTGTAGATTTTTCGAAAATAGGCGATGATGAAGAGTTAGTTAAAAATTATGTTGACGGCTTAAAAAGCAAATGGAATCAATCGCATGATATCAAGATAGGCAACCATCCAGTTGAAGTTTATATTCAAGACAAGTCTGAGATTAACAACAGTCAATCTGTATATAGTTTAATGAAATCTACTTGGGTAAAAAAACCAAAACATGAAAATATAAAAGTTGACAAAGATGCTATAAAAAAGAAGTATAAACAACTTGTACAATCAATCAATATGGCTATACAAGAACAAGATATCAATAAAATAAAGAAGTTAACTAAACGTATATACGATATGCGTCAAGCTGGTTTAGATAAGAGTGGGGAATTTAGCACCGAAAATTTAGCATTCAAACTGTTGCGGTCAACTGGGTATATAAACAAATTAAGAGATACAGTTACACAATTAACTGATAAAGAATTATCTAAAATATAAAAAACTTTGTATAAAATCAATTTTTTTAATATTTATATCTATAACGTAATAAGGTATAATTTATGGCAGAACTACTAAATCCAAACGAAATTTTTGCAACGGCATTTGAACCAAAGGTTAAAAATAGGTTTATCTTGTACGTTGACGGCATTCCATCTTTCATCATCAAGAAAACTGATAGACCAAAATTGAGTCAAACAGCAAAAGAACTTGACCACATCAACATTCGTACCTTCTATAAAGGTAAGAGCATTTGGCAAACAATGACTATGGAATTGTATGATCCAATTGTACCAAGTGGTGCTCAAGCTGTAATGGAATGGGTACGGTTACACCATGAATCTGTTACTGGTCGTGACGGTTATCAAGATTTCTACAAGAAGGATTTGACTGTCAATGTTCTAGGTCCAGTAGGCGACAAAGTAGAAGAGTGGAGTCTACGTGGATGCTTTATCACTGAAGCTAGCTTTGGTGAAATGGACTGGAGCAACGATGGTGAAGCACTAACCATTAGTTTGACTATTCAACCAGACTATTGCGTGCTTCAATATTAATTTAACCTTATTAAAAAGAACCCCAGTAGAAATGCTGGGGTTTTTCTATTTATTATTATATGGAACTAGGCAAGAAAATATTTGTAATATACCCAGGTAGATTTCATCCTTTTCATAAAGGACATAAAGGAGTTTACAATTATTTAAGCAGTAAATACGGTGGTAACGATGTTTATATAACAACAACTGATGTAGTTGAACTGCCTAAGTCGCCATTTAGTTTTGATGAAAAAGTCAAAATGATGACTTTAACTGGGGTACCTATTAACAAAATAATTAAAGTAAAAAACAATTATAACCTACAGAGTTTGGTTGGGCAAATTCCTATTGATATTAATCGTGATAGTATTGTTTTTGCGGTTAGTGAAAAAGATATGACTGAGGATCCAAGATTTAGCAGATTTATTAAAAAAGACGGTTCTCCAGCTTATTTACAGCCAATTCCTAAGAATTTAGATAAACTACAACCAGCTATAACTCACGGATATATTGACACTGTACCAACCACTGATTTTACGGTATTGGGAATGCCTGCTAGAAGTGCTAGTCAATTGCGATCTCAATATGTTAATTTAACTCCACAGCTAAAAAAGTCTTTTGTTAAAGATTTGTTTGGTAAATACGATGATACTGTATATAATATTATGAATAACAAATTGGGTGTTTCCGCTACTGGATTGACAGAAATGCAAAAGAAGCTATTAAAGAAATTGATTGTGAGTATCTTAAAAGAAGATGAAGCTAAAATAAATTCCGCCAAAGAAAAAGTAGATAAATTAACAGCGGATCTTAAAAATGCAACATTAGATCTTAAAAATGCAGAACTTGTAGCTGCGGAAGAAGAACTTAAAAACGCTGAATCGGTAGCCAATTCAGCACAGTCTCCAGAAGAAAAAGATCAAGCCAAATTAAATGTACAAGTAAAGAAAAATATGGTAATTAGTAAAAAAGATTCACTGAAAAATGTATAGTTGATTTTGTATAAAATATAATTACTAAAAAGTTATATAAAGTTCTATATATTGTTATAAAGTTATGAATGATGAAATTATAATTACACGTAGTGCTGTACAAAAAGAATCACAATCCACTTCATATCCATCGGAACGAATTGATTTACCAAGCAAAGGTTATTTTTATTCTGATAATGATCCACTAAGTTTGGGTTATATTGATATGAAAATGATGACTGCAAAAGAAGAAGATATTCTTACCAGTCAGAATTTAATTAAGAAAGGTGTTGTATTGGACAAGCTACTCGAAAGTTTGATTGTAACTCCCAACATAAACGTAGATAGTTTGTTATTGTGTGATAAAAACGCTTTGTTTGTTGCTGCAAGACGATTGGCTTACGGTGATAATTATGGTCCTGTACAAATTAGATGTCAGAAGTGTTATGAAGAATCTAAAAATGTGGTTAATTTAGGCGAACTAAATGAAAAACCATATACGTTTGAAAAAGTACAAAAAGGTCATAACCACTTTGAATTTCAACTACCATACTCCAAGAAAGTGATATCTTTCAGGCTTTTAAATTCAAAAGATGAAACTGATATAGATGCTGAATTAAAAGCAACTGCAAAATTTGTAAAATCTGGTGGTAGTAGTGAAATTACTACACGTTTAAAAAAACTGATAATCGGTATCGATGGTAAGACTGATAGAGCTACTATTAACAAATTTGTTGATAATGAATTGTTATCTAAAGATAGTATGGCTTTAAGAGCATATGCTCGTGAAATAACTCCTGAATTGGATATGACTTTTAACTTTACGTGTTCAAGTTGCAGTCATGAAGAAAGGATGGATGTGCCGATGACGGTCCAGTTTTTTTGGCCTGAGTCTTGAGTATAGATTGCATCTCCACGAACAAATATTCCAGTTAAGTTACTTTTCCAACGGAGCAGTAAATGTAAATATTGCGTACAATTTACCGGTACATTTACGTAATTTTTATTACAGTCAACTTGTCAAGTTAAAAGAACAAGAAAACAAGAGTTACGATCAAAGTTCATCAAAACCGCCTTCTAAGTCTAAAGTAGATAAACCGTTCTAAAATATAATACATTTATATTTATATTATATAATTTATGGCGACTACTCCTAGTATAGCAGACCAACTCAGAGCGTATCAAGAATCTTTGGAATACGCAAATCGTACTGCGGAATCTATTCAAGAACAACGTGATCTTCTAAAAGAAGTAGCCGGTCAGGCACGTAGAATAAATGTTGAGTTTAATAAGTCCACGGAGAATATAGGCGACTCTGTAAAAGAAATTAAAATGTTTGAGTCAATAGAAGCTGACTTGAATAACGCAATGCGTGATAGAAATGTGGTAGAGGCTTCTTTGTTAAAACAAGTAAAAAGCAGAGCCAGAACTGAGGAACAACTAAATCTCGCTAGAAGATTGATGGATCCAATAACAAAAGCTGGGGCTTTAAGTGAATTGGCAACTCAAAAAGAGATTATTAGAGATCAACTAAATTCTGGTAACATAACAAGATCACAAGCAAGACTAGAATTATCACGATTAAATGCTCTTAAGAACAATACATCAACGGTTGCTCAACAATTGTTAAGACAATCAGATGCTCAAGATGGTTATATAATAAGAACCAGAGAAAATTTAAAACTTGAGAACGCAAGATTAGATAGACTAAAAGCTCAAAATGGATTCATGCAATTGGGCAAAAAAGTATTGGGTGATATGGGTCCGTTGGGAGATAAGATAATAAGTTTTAAATCTATTACAGCTGCTAGTTTATTGACCGATATACTAGAACACGGATACAAAAACTTTTTAGCATTTGATAAAGCTGCTACTGCTGCTAGAATGAATTTAGGCGCTTTATCTGGACAAGCAAATTCTCTAGAAAAGAACATCAAAACAGTAGCTTTAGATTTATCTGGAATTGGTGCTACATTTGACGATGTAGCTGCATCCGCTAAATCTTTAACAGATTCATTTGGTTCGTTAGTTGCAAGAGATAAACAGTTGTTAACTACAACAACTGCTTTAAGTAAACAATTTGGTATAGCCGGTGATACATCTGCTAAATTTTTAGAAACATTGGGTGGAATCTCTGGAAAGTCTGCAAAATCTCAGTTAGCTATGACTGGATTTGCTCAAAAAATAGCAGTTGCTGCGGGCGTACCACTTGGCAAAATAATGGAAGACGTAGCTAATGCAAGTGATGAGGTTAGAATATATGTAGGTAGTTCCGCTGTATCCATGATTAAAGCAGCTTCAGCTGCAAGAATGATGGGTATAGATTTGAATAAAGCCGCTGCATCAGCAGATAAACTACTACAATTTGAAAGTAGTATCTCCGCTGAACTAAAAGCAAGTGCTTTGTTGGGTCAAAGTGTAAATTTTAATTATGCCCGACAATTAGCGTTTAATAAAAATATCATTGGTGCTAATAAAGAAATATTAAAGATAACTAAACAAGTTAATTTTAATCAATTAAATCCAATTCAACAAAAAGCATATGCTGATGCTGCTGGTAAGAGTGTGGGTGAGTTGCAATCAATGCTTCAACAAGAAAAGAATATTCAACTTGTTAAAAATGGTACCAATAAAGAAGCAAAAGCTGCATTAGCTGACTATGAAAGATTGATGCAGATAAAAGACGGTGAAGCTAAAAAAGAAGGAGAAATAGCTGAACAAGAAATTATAAGAAAAGCAAATCAAGAAAGAATGATTCAAATTCAAAATCAATTTAATAAGTTGATGAATGAATTATCAAAACCAGTTATGGATATTGTTGAACCTCTATTGGATCTGGCAATAATAGTATTACCTAAATTACTAGACGGATTTAGAATATTAGTTGGATATTCGACCATGTTTTCCGCTTTCAAATTTTTGATGACATTACCTAGAATGGTAAATGCAGTTTTAGGAGCACTAAAGGGTGGACAAGGAATCGTAATGACATTTTCAGCGCCTTTTAAAGCTTTGTCTAGATCGTTTGGTCCTATTTTAAAATTTTTGCCTGCTTTAGGTAAATTGGGACCACTACTTGCGCCGATAATGAAAGTTGCTGGTCCAATAGGATTAATTATTGCTGTTATACAAAGTGTATTTTCAATATTTGATACCGTAAAATCAGCAATTAAAGATTTTACAGATGGAAATTTCTTAGCGGGAATAATAAAAATTTTTATAGCTATTCCTAAAGCTATATTAGACGTAACGGTAGGCGTACTATACGATTTATCGAGACTTGTTTTAGGATGGTTCGGTGTAGATTTACCTAACGGAATGTGGAATGGAATTAAAGCTGTAGGTGATATGCTTTTCGAAGGAATGCTTAAACCATTTAAAGGAGCTTGGGATTGGATAAAAAGCATATTTGTTGGAAATTCTCCATCCGAACTGGGACTTGGAATAGTCAGAGGTATTAAATCTGTAGGCGGAATGATACTTGACGCATTGATAGGACCATTCGTAAAAGGTTATAATTTTATATCTAAATTTATACCAGGTACATCTGAAATGAAGATGCCTAGCGAAGTGTTATCTGATATAACTGGGGATACAAAGAAGTCTAAAGAAACAATTAATGCAGCTGCTGGAGAGGGCAATTTGTTGCAAACGATTCAAGCTGGCAATCAACAATTAGCTCAAAAGCTTGATACTTTGATCAACCTCATGGCAAATGGTGGTATAGCTGTAAATCTGGATGGTCAAAGAATTAATGCTGCTTTATCTACAACAATATTAAAATCTGGTGGATTTGGACAAGCAACAACTAGAGGTTAATACTATTTATAATAAATGGCAAATAGTAATACATACGCTGAAGGATATGGTAACAGTGGTACTCAGCTCACCACATATGACAACATTCAAGGCGCTGGATTAAAATTACCAGTTCCAACGCAAGAGTTTATTAACATTAGATCCCCAGGCAAAATTGAAAGACTATTTACCGCTGCGGGAAATGCCAATGTATTATATACTAAAAATAAGCCACAAGACTTGTATTTAAAAGGACTTGTATCAAGTCAAATGTTTGAATACACAAACATTGAACAAGGACAACGTAGTAAGATAAAAGGTCCATTTGACGCATCTATTCGAGACGGCCGTAGAATTACAAAATTTTTATCAAGCAACAAAGGTATTAATTTCGTTTTAAATCAGATATATTTACAAGGATTTCAACCATTTGATGAAACAAAAGTTTATAATCCAGCTTCTCCAATTATATCTGCGTTAAGATTAGCATCATTTGGTTTAGCCGATAGACCTACAAGACATCTTGATACTAGTAATATAGTTGGTGGGTTAATAGGGGGTACAGGTTTGGGTAGTATTGTTAGAACGGTTGGCGGATTGTTTGGCGGTGGCGGCCCAGCTGTACCATCTCCTCCTAGAAGTAGCGTTGCTAGTGGGGCCAGTGGTGGATTTGGTTTATCATCATTTACATCTTTATTAGGCGGAGCGGATAACTCGGATAGAGTAGTAGCTCCTCTAGCAAGACCAGATGTAAAAGACTTATTGAGAGGTCAAACTGCTACAAACGCTTACAATGCTCCTAGATATTCTAAATTGGTATCGGCTGGTGGTGGAGGATTTTTTAGCAAGCTATTGGGTGGTGTAGGTAGTTTCTTAAAAAACAATACTTTATTAGGTGGTATTATACCTCCTACACAACCATGGAAAGCAAATTATCGTGCGGACGAACAAACATATGATTTGTATCTAAATGCTGGTAAGTTGTTTGATGATTCAAATGTTACTCCAACTAAAAGTGGTGGTATTTTGAGTGGTTTAAAAAACGCACTTGGCATAGGAACAAACCGAAAATTTACAGGATTAAGAGCAAATCAAAGATTTTATCATGGCAGTGTCAATCCATCATCAACTCTTAGAAATGATAAATACATCAAAACTTACGGAATGGAAAATCAACAAGATTCTGTGGGTGTAGTGGTTTTTTCAGGAAACGTTACTTCTGATCAAGTAAGAGCTGTAGTTAGTACGGATTTTATACGTCCATCTAAAGACAAATATGGTAATACGATACAAGTTAATGGGAAAAATACAACTCAACTTAAATATACAGATTTAGTTAATGCTGATAGATCTACAGGTACATTTGTAGAAGGAAGTGATCAATTATTAAACTATAAAGTATTAATTGAAAATTCCAAGAATTTACCTGATACATTTAGCGATGAAACAAAGACTCCTACTAAGTTAATATTAGATAACTTAAATAAAGCAATCGAAAATATTGCTGGTACTCCTGCTAATAAATTATACGACGCATCTACATACGATAGCAAGAAGAATGCTAAACCATTACAATTTGCTAAATATGGCGAAGAAGGTATTGGTATGGATTATTTAAAAAATGTAAAAACCAAATACACAGATAAATTTAGTACTGATGTAAATCAACTAAACTTTCCAACTAGATTAGGAAGAAAAACTGGTAAAGATAGATTTATACAACCAACCCACAATGTTGATTATGTAAATTCGTTGGATGTATTAAATAAAGAACAATTTGAAGATCAATATGGAAACGGATCAGATTACAAAGGGTTTGGGCCTGATATTATTAAATTTTACTTTTACGATATGGTTAATGAAACATATATACCATTTAGTGCAACTGTAAAAGGAATACAAGATACTAATACAGCTGAATGGGAAACAATAGAATATTTAGGTAGACCTGATAAATTATATAGTTACAAAGGATTTACCAGAGAAGTGAGTTTTAATTTTGTGGTTAATGCACATAGTATTAAAGAACTATTGCCAATGTGGCAAAGAATTAACTACTTGACCAGTTTAACAAAACCATCGAATTATACGCAAATGGCGGCTGGTGGATTTATAATTCCGCCGATGGTACAATTAACACTTGGCGATTTTTATAAAAATCATTTTGTTGTGATTAAAAGTTGTAATGTGAGTATACCAGACGATGCTTCTTGGGAGACCATTCCAGAGAATATGAGTTCGCCAAACGATGTTTGGAGTTGGGGGTCTAATCGAGCTTATGAATGGGGTGGTGATGACAATTTATTAAGTACCAGAGGAACTAAAAGTAATTCCAAAGGTAGATTTGCTCAATTTCCTAGAACAGCTGATATTAACATGCAAATGTCTATTCTTGAAAAAGACAGACCAAAAGCTGGCAGATCTGCGTGGGGAAATTCGCCGGTACCAATTGTAGATAAAAAACGACTAGATGATCTACAGATTAAAGACGTGAGTTTAATTGGTACCGATTTTTACGGAACCAGTAACGGTCCGGGCAATATCACATTATATAGAAATTACGATTTTTCTACAAATATTAGAGCTGATACTGATTTAGAAGCATTTGCAGCCGCAGCTAAATTATCCCCACAAAATACAGGAATTTTAAATACCCCATGAGATATCAATTTACGCCAACCGAAAAAAGATGGGATGGTAAAAATGTTTACAAAACAACATATTATCCGTCTATACCAGAATCATACGACGATTTTTACATTACAGCGAGTGAAACTGACTATTTAGATAGTATAGCAAAGAAATACTACGGTGATGAAAATTTGTGGTGGATAATTGCTAAAGCAAATAAATTGTCTGGTTATCAATTATCAGTAGGAGTTAACAGACAGTTGCGCATACCAGCTAATGTTGCTGGTATACTAAATCAATTGAAGAACTTAAATTAATGTTATGGTACAAAATGGAGAAATTACAGATACAACTCCTTTATGGTGGGAAATACAAAATATCCCAACTGAAGTTGTAAGAGAATTGAGAAGAAGAAGCAATACCAACAATATTGGTATGAACATTCCAACTCCATTTACCAACACAACTTTTGATTTTGAAAATAATTTTAAAAACTATAAAGGACCAATGTCTCCATGGGTCAGAGTATTTAGTAATGGAACTGGAAAGTCTATAAATGGAATGGTACCCCGAAGTGATTATTTAGATAAGTTTTATGTACCTGTAGATTATGATGGTTTTATATTAAAAGGCGGTGATGGATTTTTTGACGCATTTGGTTATGACGCTGCAATTGGTTTTAAACAAACAAATGCTATAATAGGATATCAAGCAGATGGACGACCACATTATATAGACGGTTTATATAGAACTCAAACATCTTATTCAACCAGACAAAATGCAGCATTTCCGCAAAATAATGAAATTGCTTCGGTAGTTCCTCCTCCTGGAATAATAAGCGTAAGTGTAAAACAAAGTAAAGATCTTTTAACTTATGCAAGTTTTAAATTTAAATGTTATGGTGTTGCTCAACTTGAATATTTAACGCCTTTCTTTTTTACAGCTGGTATAAACGTTTTTTTAGAATTTGGTTGGAATCTTTTTAATCAGAAATCTCTTCTTAATCTTGCCGATTTGAAACAATGTTGGGAAGTTGTATACAAACCACAGACAGCTTTAGATCGTGCAAATAAATCAAATGGTAATTATGGATGTGTTAGTGGAATTATATCGAAGTATTCATTTACAACAACTGACGGTTTTACATATGATTGTAATGTTGACTTGATATCAAGACAAGGAATGTTTGCTGGAATGAGAACCGATAACAGCGTTAAAATATCAACAACTGATAATAAGGTCGCTGATCAAAATGATATTGAGTTTCTAGATTTAAGAACATTTATTAAAAATTATCTACCATCAATAAATCAAGTCATAATTGATAAAGTTAATTTTTTAAAATATATCCAAGATAAAATTGGCGTTTTTAAAGAGGATAAATCGCAAAAAGATGCTAATGCTAATGCACAAACTTTAGCCAATCCTGCTAGTAGAGGACAACAAACTACAAATTTAGATCCAAATAGATCAGGAACTCGGGCAGCAGCCGCAGCAGCTGTCGGACCAAGAGTAACTACTCCTTTAAATCCAAATATTCCCGCTCCTCCATCAAGAGCTGATGCAGCATCAGCAGCTGCAGCTTCATTATCTGTTAACAGTAATAAAATAAATGTTAATAATGTTATAAAAAATAACAAAACATTGTTTTATGGGGGAAAAAGTGAAGATAGAGTTTTTGTTGGTAGATCAGAAGAATATTATAGACTCAAAAAGAAACCGGATGGAAAATCCGATGTCATTAATTATGGATCGGTAAAACCGGACAAGCAAACGTACACACAGTTATCATTTGTCGATGATACAACTGACTTTGATTCAAAAGATGGAGCATCTGAGGTTTGGATGCAGTTAGATTTTGTATTTGAATTGGCTAATTTATTTATGGCAAATGCAAACACAAAACAGTTTTTAATAGATATTAGTGATGTAGTAATAAGCGCACATCCAAATTTAATATCGTGTGATAAAAATGTTTTAATACCAAATCCGGTTTCACCAAAAATAAACAGAGGATCTCCATATAAACAAGGCAATTCAAACAGTGGATTTTTGAAAAATGACAACCAATCTCCGGATGGAAATTCATTTTTAAGTCAACTACAAGATATTACAGTGCCCCGTAATACTCTATTAGAAGCACGATACAAAAAAGCTGTAGACAGCGGAGATCTCGTTGATTTTTATCATTCTCTTACACCTGAAGATAGTTTTTATTTCGCCTCAAATGCTGCAAAAAAAGCATTTAAAACAAGTGGTCGATATAGAGATAACCTAGATGTAATAATTAATTACCTATACTATCACAGTGCAAACTTTAAAGGAAACACAGCATCTTTTCCATTTGCTGAAGATATGACAATTATAAGAAAGAATACATTTGGCCAACCAAATAAAATAGTATATAAAAAATATTATTATGGGTATTTAAAACACATTTATATAAGTAAAACTAAATTAATTGAAATAGTTCAATCTAATGAAACAAAAAATTACAAACAGTTTATTAATGCGATTTTAAACACTGTAAATGAGTCGGTTGATGATTTTTGGAAATTTGACATCGTTGAGGGTAAAGATGAAAATGGCAAATCTATATTATCGATAATTGACAAAAATACTTCTAATTTTGATGAATTGCGTAAAGTGTATATGTTTGAGTTGGGTAGAACAAACAATGTCGTAAAAAGTATAAATTTTGATGTTAGTTTAACAAACGAACAAGCTATTCAAGTGCAGTTTGGTGGACAAAACTCAGAAAACTTAAAAACTAAATTAACCGAGCAAATAACCAATATACAGAATAAAGATCAATTAAATGCCACATTGAACGATTTAAAGAATTTGCCATTTTTACGATTTGTCGATAGAATGGATAAATTTCAACTGGGATTAATGATATCACAACAGAGCGGATCTATCGCCGCAGCTAATACATTGGTACCTGGTGCAACGTCAGGAATAGAAGATGACAATACTGCAATTGCAGATTTGCAATCTTATGGCAGTAAAGAAAAAAGTGGAGTGTTATGTATAACTACAAAACAGGTATCTGAAAATTACGTCGGTGGATATAAATCGGGCCCTGAGTCGGTAAAATTCAAGGAATTAGTAGATGATACGAGAAATCTAAAAAATCATAAGTTTTTATGTTTGCCTTCCGACATGAAAGGTAAATTGACACAAATGCTTAATGACAATGATTTTAAAAATAATGGTGCAAAGTATAGTGGAGTGGCTGATAACTTTGCGGTAACTATAAAATTTGATGGTATTTTTTCATTTAGAAATATGCAAGTGTTTGCAATTAGTAATCTTCCTAAACCATATGTACCAGGAAATATTATATTTCAAATATTAGAAGTGGACCATGAAATAAGTAATGGCAAATGGGAAACCAGCGTCAACGCACTGGTCAGATGTATAGGCGGATCTAAATTGGAATATTTCATTGTATGATATACGATACTCCAAATAACGTTAAAACAATAGTAGGATTAGGAAGTTATAGTTTTGTAACTCCATCTACTTATACACCTACTATAACTGTGGATGATTATGATAATGGATATATAGATCGATTTTTTATTTCTAGAATTAATTATTTTGATATTATTGAAACAAATTATAAGGATTATAATACAACTAATATTAATTATTTTAAAAAAATAAAGATAGATTGGAAAATAACTGGGCCTGAATTTAATATATACATTGACAAAACACTACAAACAACCGGTGTAGTAAACTATAATAATCTTACAATTCGTAACATTCAATCATACATGCCGAACATTAATATTATATTGAACAACCCAAAGCAATTTTGGCGAGGATTTTAATCTTGACTTTATACAGTTATAGTGTACAGTAAGATTTGTGAATCACAATTCAAAAATCTATTTAAAATTAATTGTTAAAGATAATAATTGTCATAATAAATACAATTCAATTATCGCGGCATTTATTTATGATTTTGAATCCCATTCTAAATATTATTACAATTTTTCACACGGAGATGTAATTGCTGATACTACATTTGAACTGTTTAAAAAAGAAATAGAGTCTGGAAATTATATCGTTTATGTAAATAATAAGAAGACCTATAAATATTGGTTAAATTGCAAACTGATTGATGTGGGTCTATTTGGTTTTATAGAAAATAATGAGACTCTAGAAGAATGTTCATCTACAACTAAAGATTTTTTGGTTAGGAACCATCGTAACATAAACTCGTTTAATTTAATAGTTCCATATGTAAATCACCAAGAATGTTTTGATGATGAAGTGGAACTAATATGTGATGTACATGAACGTCAAATAGACACATACTGTTTCAAATTTTTCAATGATATTATTACTGATACTTTGTATGAGGTAGAAAAAAATGGATTAAAAGTCGATGTTGGTGAGTTTAAAAAACACTTTAAAACTCGTACATATGATGGTTTTGTATATACCAACTACAACATATACAATCCAACTGGAAGACCCAGCAATTCGTATGACAGTATAAACTATGTAGCTCTGAAGAAAGACGATGGTTGTAGAGCTAGTTTTGTATCAAGATATGGCAGTGACGGTCATATGATGATGATTGACTTTACTGGATTTCATCCATATATTGTAGCTAATTTAGTGGATTATAAAGTACCAGCCGAAGAAACTATATACGAACATCTGGCAAAACAGTATTACAATGTCGATTCCGTTGCGCCTGAGTTGCTTGGTAAAGCGAAGAAACTTACTATGGTCAATTTATATGGCCAGATAGGCGATGCATATATAGACATAGAATATTTTAAAAAGACAGAACAACTTAAAGAAAAATATTGGGAACGATTTATTAGTAAAGGATATGTAACTACTCCTGTTTATAAACGTAAGATTACAAATAAACATATATCGGACGCAAATAAGAATAAGTTATTTGCTTATATCATTCAGGCAGCAGAAACTGAATACGGAATTGATAGTCTAAGTAAATGTCTAAAGTTTGTTAGCAACAAAAAAATCGTACCTATTTTGTATGTATATGATTCGATTGTGTTTGATATTCATAATGACTCAGACAGACAGGATATTTTAGATTTAATTGAAATATTTAAGAACAAAAGATTTAAAGTTAAGACTTATCTGGGAAATAATTACAATGATTTGAAATTAGTCCAAATATAAATATATTTATATGTATATTTATAATAGATGAACTTTAAATCATTAGTAAACGAAATTGGTTGTGATAGTCGTATCAAAAACGGAACATTGGATCTTAAAAATGAAGATCACGTAATTATATTGCAGGAGTACTTGGAGAACGCTGGTTATGATATTAATAAAATTGTAGAAAAGACAGCTAAATTATTTGAAGCTGGTAGATTTCCAGAAAGACAAGCATACAATAAAGACGGTATACTTGTAACGTTTCCAAATAAACAATATAGAGACAGAGCTGTAACTAAAGGTACACATTTTGCGGAAAATCCCAAAAAAGCTCAGACAAATATTTTTACAGAGCCAAATGTCGGTGTTAAATCAGGTGAAGATGCCAACGTTGCTCCGTCGCAGGAAAAAGATATAGATGTTTCTATAGATGCATCATTGGATAAAAAAATAATTGACACCGACAAAGATATAAGAACTCCTAGAGAAAAACAATTGGATGCAATTGCAGTGCAATCAGTTTTGTTGGGTCAAAGTCCACTTGTAAATTACAGTGTAGATGAAGCTGTGAAATTTGGATTCTATAAAAAAGGTTTTAATTGGTATGATACCGAAGGTGGTTTTATTGGTGAACAAATATATGATGAATCAATAAAAACTACTATAATCAGAGGATCTATAAAAGAAGCAGCAGCGCCAAAATATAGTAGTGATTTTTTTAAAATTGCGAAAGATAATTTGTTTTACGAACCTATAGCTGGAACAGATGATGCTGGTAAAACAATACCACCTGAACTTTATTTCCAAAAAGTTTTTGAAACTACTAACTTTGACGCATTCAAATTTCCAAGAGGTAGAGATATACAGTTTACATTCAATGATTTTGAAAAATATCTAACTACCAATAACGTTAATTTAGTACCAGCTTCTACATATGTAAAAGTTAGAAGTTTGTCAGATGAACGTTTGATTCAATATAATAAGACAGATATACAAACTATTGTTGTATTATCCACACTGTACAAAAAATATAAAAACAAGTTTGTATCTAAAGCAAACAGTGACATGGATAAATCGTGTCCTGCACGTGAAATGGAAAATTATATAGGCGAAGAATTTAATACTCCACAAGGATCAAAAAACGCAGTTGCTAAAAAAATAGCGGATAAGTTAAAAACAGGTAAATATAAAGAAATTAGTAATCCAGTTACTTCTGTTGAAATATTGGGATCATCTGGATGTAAATTATCCGAAGAGTTTGCGGGTATATCAAAGATATCTAAAACGGATTTAATCATCAATGGTAACATAAAATGTAGTGCAAAGAAAGCTGGTGGATCACAAATTGCATCTTCACAACATAAAGAACTAACTACCGTAATTTCTGCGGTATTAAAAGATTTCCCCGATATCAAAAACAAGATAGTTGCAAATATTACACAAACACTTGCTCAGTTGATGGAAAAATCATTTTACTATAATCATGCAGCTGTTATTAATAAAAATTTGACTACGTTATCAACCACTAGTGATCAAAAGAAAACCAAAGAAGCTGTAAATAACTTAATATCGTTAATTAAAAGTCCAGATGCAGTTAACGATATTAAAATAGAAGAAAAAGAAATGCATCAGATGTTGACTGAATTAAATAAGATTTTTACCGAAGATAAATACAAAAAAGCATTGTTGAGAGAATTCTCTACCGGCGAAAAAAGATTTTCTGCTGGGGAAAAATGTGTAGCTGATCACATTATGACATGGGATTGTCAAGGAGATTGTTTGATTTACACAGTAGATGAATTCATCAACGATAACTATAATAAAATTAAATTCGGTGTACGTGATAGAGGAAATGAACGTGGCGGATCACTTAGAATTGGCATTCTAAAAGAAGAATGTGACGAAACTGATTATCTTTTATTGGAGAATCAAATAATAGAAGAAAGTTTGATGTCATTTATTAATAATTTAGGAGTTGAATTTAAAAATGTAGTACAAAACAGTTTAGAGTTTGTAAAAAATTTATCAGCGTCCGCCAAGAACGCATTGAATGTATTTTATGTTAAAATGAAAGAATTTTTCAAACGAATGGTTATAAAAATATCAATTACAGTCAAACAAATCGTCGATAAAGGATTTGAATATTTTGCTGATTACTTTGATATGGATGCGGAAATTAACGGTAAATTCGAATTTGAAATACCATGACACAAAAACAATTACTCTGTACATTCTCAAATAGTGTTCAATACATAGATGTACTGAAGGAAATACCACGACAATATAAATTGATTGACAATAAGATCTTTATATTTGCGAATGAGAATAATTTACAGGAACTATATCTCACGTTTAATGTAGAAAAGAATGATCTTAATAATCGATTTAAAGGTACAATTAGCATTCATCGTAAAAAGCAAACAAATACACTATATACACTCAACGCAATGAATAAGTTGATCGCTGACGAAAATAATGGAGTGTATGACAAGAACTTTCAGTTAAGTTGGGAACTATATAAAAACAGCATAATTTTAACTAACGATATCGGTGTAAAAATAGTTCCATTAAAATTGTTCTCTATCCACGAAATTTAATATTTATTTTTGACTTGATTTCGGTATGTACCTAGTGTACACTGAATTTAGGTTGGTTATAAACCGAGTCGAGTGATTCGGTTAAATAATTAACAATTAAACAATTAAATAATTAAATAAATTATGGCATTAGATATTAGTAAGCTGAAGAGTCGTTTGAACTCCCTTTCAAACACAAATCAAAAATCCAAC